AATCTTTCTTTGAAGCACAACAAAGTTTAAATGACATAGAAGGATTTTTTACAGATACTGTAATACCTGATGCTGAACTGACAACTAACAACATAGCACAATACTTTCTATTCGCAGGAAGTGATGGACTTATGAATGAAATGATAATGCAACAATGGCAGAAGTAGAATTTGCGGGACTTAAATTTAAAGGTGGGAAGATATTCCTGGTATTAACCGCACTCGGTACATTGATGGGTGGTGCCTGGGGTGTGTTTGAATTTTACAAAGACTATCTCAATATGAAAGAAACTATATCTGCGTATGTAGCACCTGACCTTTCAGGTTTTGATAAACGTATAGATTTAGTACAGCAAGAAGTAGAAATGATGCAATCTGAAATGAGTATGATTTTAGAAGAAGTTGGACTGGTGGCAGATGTAGCTAAAGAATTAAAAAATGATTTGAAAGCAGATGTAAGACGTATTGAAACAATTGTTGAAGATGTAGAGACAAGAGTCAAAGAAGATGCTAGATCAAATGAAAGAGAATTAAAATCTACGGTAGATGGTATTGAAGCAGACATGAACAAATTAGAAAAAGAATTAGAAGAAGCAATGAAAGAATTACAAGAGAGCATTGATAAGCAAATAAAGCTAACTCTTGAAAACCCTCTTAACCAAATGAAACAATGAAGATATCAGATAACACAGCGATCAGTATGCCTATGAGAAACCTAATTGGCCTCATCGCGGCCATAGGGATAGGGATATTTGCCTACAGTGATTTGACTCAGAGGCTAACCCAACTTGAGACTGCAAGACAGTTGATGGAAGCCGATTTGTTAAAAAAAGCTGAACAAACGCCCGTAAATCAGGAGCTCTACATGTTAATCGAGTTTCTAGCAGGGCAAAATGAGGTCATGGAAAAAGAAGTTCAGTCTATTGAAAGCAATAATATAAATATAGATTTTCTAAAAACTCAATTGGAAAAAATGCAAAATGATGTAGAACAATTAAAAGATAAGGTGCGACAAAATGGCAGTGATTGAAACAGTATTTGCAATGATGATGATTGTAAATGGATCCATGGATGGGTTTATGAAAACAGATGGTTTAGCTCACTGTCTTAAAGTTAAAAGAAAAAGTGAACGCAATTTATCGGATAACAGATCAAACGTTATTCGCTATGAATGTGGCCAGGTAGTGGCAGAACTAGAGCCAGACTCAGAAGGTGTGCTTAAGATAAAAAAGATTTTGGAGCGTAAATAATGGCGGCAAAATTACCCAACAATCAATACTTTACACCAGTCAAAAAAAGAACTAGCATAGGAAATTCTTCACGCAGTAGGCCGAAGAATAAAAACAAACGACGACAGTTCGTTAAATATAGAGGACAAGGTCATGGGTAAATTATGTGCTAAAGGAAAAGCAGCAGCGAAAAGAAAATTTAAAGTTTATCCTTCCGCTTACGCTAACATGTATGCAAGTTCAATTTGTTCTGGCAAGACAGTTGAAGGCGGAAAAAAGAAAAATAAAAAAGCTGCTGGAGGAATGATTGAATCCAACAGACTTTCACAAAAAAGAAAAGCAGTTTCTCAATTTAATAAAGGTGGTATCGCGCGCGGGTGTGGAGCAGTTAAAGAAAACAGAAGAAAAAAAACTAAATATAGTTAATGGCAAAGAAAGGATTAAGAGCATGGGTCAAAGAGAAGTGGGTGGATATTGGAGCCCCGAAGAAAGACGGAAAATATCAACCTTGTGGAAGGTCAAAGGGGAGCAAAAGAAAATACCCGAAATGCGTTCCACTTGCAAAAGCCACACGGATGAGCGCGTCGCAAAAGGCGAGTGCTGTCAAACGAAAAAGAGCTGCAGGCAACCCAGGGGGTAAACCAACAAATGTAAAAACATTTGCAGCTAGAGGAGGTCTTATCTCAAAAGAAAGAAGAGCAGGAGCGGCCCTAAGAGGCTTTAATTTTAAAGGTGTATTCTAAAGAAGAAATAATAAAAGACGTACGTAAGTGGTCGGAGCTTTTTCTAGAAGTTCCTAATAAACATTTAGGTGGAATGCCTGCATGTCCTTTTGCAAAAAAAACATGGAAAGAAAAAAATGTCCTTGTTGAAGTAAAGTTAAAAAACAAATGGTATAAATCTCAATTAAATAATCATTTAGATAATATAAAATTTAATGATGTGGTGGGCGGTAAAGAAGGATATGATTTACTTATATTCTGTGATCCTTATTTTAATTATTCTACTGATGATTTTCAAGATGTCATAGATGAATACAACGATTGGTATAATACCAAAGACTTATTTTTTATGGGATTTCATCCTGATAATCCCGCAAATGTAGAGGAGCAAGAATTCCTTGTATCTCCGTCAGGAGAAGAAATGCCAGAAGAAGAGGGGTATAATTATTCAATGATGTTAATACAAAAGTTCTCGCTATTACAGGAAGCTTCTGATAAATTACACAAATCTGGTTACTATAAGGAGTGGCCAGTGGGATACTATCAAGACGTTGTGGCATCCCGAGCAAAAACTTATAAACGAATATTCGGAGGTAGATATGCCAGGAAAGAAAAAATCAGCTAAAAAGAAAGCTGTAAAAAAATCAGTAAAGAAACGCATGGGCGGCGGAATGATGGGTCCTAAGAAAAAAAGAGCAGGCGGCGGAATGATGGGTCCTAAGAAAAAAAGAGCAGGCGGCGGAATGATGGGTCCTAAAAAGAAAATGGCCAGAGGTGGCACAGTAAAAAGAATGGGCGGCGGAATGATGGGTCCTAAAAAGAAAATGGCGAAAGGTGGATTAACTAATTTAGCTAGAAAACCATCTGGTAGACCAACTGTAGATGATATTAAAAGAGCAATGCCAACTGGCAGAAGTGCAGCAGCTAAAAAAGCAGCTATGAAAGGTGTTAAAACCAAATCTGGTGCTTTTCTGGCTAGCCTTAAAAAAGGCAAAGGTAATCCTGCTGGAAAAGATTTAAGTATCAAAGGAAAACTAACAGCCCTAGTGAGAGCAGCACCACAAAAAGGTAGACGAGGTGGGAAAGGACTTGGTAGACTTATGAGAAAAGGTGCAGGTAAAAAGAAATAGATGTCAACCTATTCTACAACAGCTAGCTTTGATCTTTCTATAGATGATATAGCAGAAGAAGCATTTGAACGTTGCGGTTTACAAGTACGTAGTGGATACGACTTAAAAACCGCACGTCGTTCTTTAAATCTTATGTTAGCTGAATGGGCTAATAGAGGTTTAAATCTTTGGACAATTCAAAAACAAGAAAAATCTTTAGCTGCAACTACAACTTCTTTAACAGGTACAAGTCTATTTGGTTCTAGTGCTGATGATTCTCAACAAATAATAGACATTACTGATGTGGTGATTCGTGATTCAAGTAACAATGAATATTCAACAACATCAATTAGTCGTTCTACTTATTTAAATTATACTGTTAAAACAACCAGCGGACGACCAACTCAATACTACTTTGAGCGTACGATAAACCCAACACTATTTCTATATCCTGCAGCTGATACAACGTACACTCTAGTGTATTATGCTCTTGTGCGGATGAAGGATTCTGGGGCTTACACAAATAATGCTGAGATTCCTTTTCGTTTTCTTCCATGTCTAACTGCTGGATTAGCTTATTACATAGCAATGAAAAAAGCGCCAGATAGAATTCAATTATTAAAACAAATTTATGAAGATGAATTTCAACGAGCAGCAGCTCAAGATGGTGAAAGAACAAGTTTATTTTTAACACCTAAAGTTTATTTACCGAGTGCTTAATGGGAAAGTATGCATCTGGTAAATTTGCTCAACGCATATCAGATAGATCTGGTATGGCATTTCCGTATAATGAAATGGTTCAAGAATGGAATGGTTCATGGGTTCACTACAGTGAGTTTGAACCAAAACAACCTCAATTAGAACCTTTACCAAAAGTATCAGATCCTCAATCTTTAGAATATGCAAAACCACAAATAGCTGACTCAAGAGTTTTTGTTGGTCAAGATGGGGTAACAGTAAATGATTTTCAAACACTTAATATGTCAGTGACTAATATTTATGCTAACGGCGTAGCTTATGCCTCCACACAAAAGAGCATGATGCCTTTAAGTCTACAACAACCAAATAAACCTACCTTATTGCATAGCTCGACAGGAAATGTTACAGTGAGCACGTCATGACCGATTACTCTGATTTAACTGATAATGTAAGAGCTTATACAGAAACGAGCACCAATGTGCTCTCCAACACTGTCATTCAACCTTTTATAGAATCAGTTGAAGATAAAATAAGAAGAACAGTAGATTTAAATTATTACAGAAAATATGACACTGCTACGTTGACAGTAAACAATCCTTTTTTACCGCTTCCTTCTGATTGGGAAGCAACGAGATATGTACAATTAATAGATAGTGGTGATGATAGAACTTACTTGATACAAAAAGATATTTCGTTTATGAATGAATACGCACCCGATAGAACGTCTACTGGAGCCGCAACGCCTAAATATTATGCGATGTGGGACCAAGATACACACTATCTAGCGCCAACCCCGAACGCTGCATTAACTGTAGAGCTCGCATACACGTACAAGCCTCCTGGTTTAACAAGTACAAATACATCAACTTGGTTAAGTCAGAATGCTC